GAGGATATAAAGCAAAGAATGTCTATGGAATATGAACTTCCACCAATCGATCTTATAGGATAATTATGGCATTAAATCCTTTTTTCTTACAAGGTTCTTCTAATGAACAATACTTGATTCAAGATTTAATTAATGAGCAGTTAAAAATATATGGAATAGATGTCTATTACATTCCAAGAAAATTTATAAGAACTGACGATATATTTAAAGAGGTCGAAACCTCAAAATTTGATGATAATTATATTATTGAAGCATATCTAGAAAATTATGAAGGATATGCACCTGGTAGTGATTTGATGACTAAGTTTGGATTGAGATTAAAAAATGAAATTAATTTAGTTATATCAAAAGAAAGATTTGAAGAGTTTATTGTTCCATTGATGTCCGGAAGACAAGTTGGAATTGATAAAGAAAGAATAACAGATTATGAAGTAGAGTTGACGACTAGACCTAAAGAAGGAGACTTAATATATTTTCCTTTGGGTCAGAGATTATTTGAAATTAAAAGAGTTGAGCATGAAAAACCTTTTTACCAATTAGGCAAAAATTATGTCTTTGAACTCCAATGCGAACTTTATGAATATGAAAATGAAGATATTGACACATCTATTGAAGAAATTGATAAGACAGTAGAAGATGAGGGTTATATCACTTCTCTCACTTTAGATGGAACTGGAGTTACTGCTACGGCAACAGCATCTATTGATGATGGTGTCATAAGCCAAATCATATTAACCGATGATGGATCTTCTTATACATCAACCCCAACAGTAACTATTGATTCATCTCCAACAGGAAATTCTAGTGATAATGCAACTGCTGTAGCAATCACAACTTCTATTGGTGATGCAAAATCAATAAGTTCAATAAGACTCACTTTTGGTGGACGTGGATATAGCACAGTAAATCCTCCGACAGTTACAATTTCTGGAGGTGGTGGCACCGGTGCCGCGGCAACTTCAATAGTTGCAAATGGTGCAGTTAATGAATTTACAATTACAAATAGTGGGAGAAATTATTATACTGAACCAACAGTAACTGTTGTTGGAATTGCATCAACCTCTGCGATTGCAAAGGCAACATTTAATACAAGTACAGGAACTATTACTGGAATTCAAATCGTAAATTCTGGTTTTGGATATACAGAAGCACCAACAGTTCAAATTTCTTCTGCTTCTACTGTAAGTATAGGTGGAACTTATGTATATGGAGAAACTGTGACTGGATCACTTTCCGGAACAACAGCAGAAGTTAGATCATACAAACTCCGTACAGATTTAGATGTTAATTATCCTCCTGGTGACCTTAAAGTTGCAGTGAATAGTGGACAGTTCTCTAGAGGTGAAATTATTGTAGGTTCAGCATCTTCTGCGACCTATATACTTAAATCATATGATAATAATAGTTATGAAGAATCTTACGATACAAATGAAGAGATTGAAGTAGAAGCGGATAATATATTAGATTTTACTGAAATAAATCCATTTGGAGAATACTAATGTTAGGAACATATTTTTATCACGAAATTATAAGAAAAACAATCGTAGGATTTGGAACTCTATTTAATAATGTTTATATTAGACATCTAAACAAAGATAATAGTGTTGCTGATGAAACTAAAGTTGGTTTATCATACGGACCTTCTCAGAAATTTTTAGCAAAAATACAACAGCAGGCAGAATTATCAAAATCTGTTGCTATTACACTTCCAAGAATGTCATTTGAGATGATTGGAATACAATATGATCCAACAAGAAAAACTGGAATTACTCAAACATTTAAAACTTGCGATGATGGAGGGAATGTAAAAAAGGTATACATGCCCGTTCCTTATAACATTACGTTCGAATTAAATATTTTCAGCAAATTAAATGATGATGCACTGCAAATAGTAGAACAAATATTACCATTTTTTCAACCATCTTTTAATTTAACAATCGATTTGGTTGATTCTATCGGAGAAAAAAGAGATGTTCCTATAGTTCTTGATAGTATCGATTTTCAAGATGACTATGAAGGAGATTTTTCAACTAGAAGAGCACTCATTTACACTTTAAGATTCACTGCAAAAACATATCTATTCGGTCCTATTGCAGATTCTACAGATGGTCTTATTCGTAAGGTTCAAGTTGATATGTATTCAGGAACAAATACCCAAACTGCAAAACGTGAAGTAAGATATACAGTAACACCTAAAGCACTTGAAGATAAGAATAATGATGGAGTGATTAATTCAATTGACGATGCACTTCTTGAACCTGGAGATGATTTTGGATTTAATGAGGAATGGGATTTTTTCCAGGATTCCAAACAATACAGCCCAACCCAACAAACTGATATTTAATAGTTATGTCTAATAATTATGAATCGATAGATAATGCACTCAATACAACGAGTGATATTATTGAATCTGAAAATAAGTCTTCTGAGATTAAACCTATCAATACGACGAGAGATGGTCATATTGATAAAGATTATGAGTATAGTCGTGCAAACCTCTACTCCCTCATAGAAAAGGGTCAGGAGGCAATCAATGGCATTATGGAGGTAGCAGGTGAAGGAGGCAGTCCAAGAGCATACGAGGTCGCAGGGCAGTTGATTAAGAGTGTTGCTGATACTACTGACAAGTTGATAGATCTTCAGAAAAAACTTAAGGAAGTTGAGGAAGATTCTAAAAAGACTACTAATAATGTCACCAATAACGCAGTGTTTGTTGGATCGACATCTGAACTACAAAAAATGCTAAAGCAAGGTTTTCTAAATAATAAGGAATAATCTTGCTTTTAAATAATGGCAACAAAGTCGGGAGATCAAGGTCTTCGAGATTGGTTTGGTAAATCAAAATCTTCTGATGGAAAACCTGGATGGGTTCAGCTTGGAGGGAAATTTGCAGGTAAACCCTGTGCTCGTCAACCTGGACAAACTTCTACACCAAAATGTGGGAGTTCTAAAATGAAAAGAAATTTGAACGATAAAGAAGAGGAAAGAGCAAGAAGAAGAAAAAATCGTCAAGATCCCAATCAACCAGAAAAATCTGGTGGAGCAAAACCAACTAATGTAAGGACTGAAGGAATGGACATTCAGGAAGTAAAAGATAAACCAGGAAAAGGTAGTGGCAAAAAAGATGCCTGCTATCATAAAGTGAAGTCACGTTATTCTGTTTGGCCTTCTGCTTATGCATCTGGAGCACTTGTAAAGTGCCGTAAAGTTGGTGCCGATAACTGGGGCAATAAATCAGAGTCTTATGAGTTCTCTAACTGGAGAGATGATTTTCAAGCAACTGAATATGAATTTGTAGATATTATCAAACCAGAACCAATCAAAGGTGGCCAGCAGATTAATGAAAAGTGTTGGGATGGTTATACTCAACAAGGTATGAAAAAGAAAGGTAAGAAAGTTGTTCCCAACTGTGTTCCAGTTGGAGAAGAAAAGCATACTCCAACTAAATCCGATTTAGAATCAAATATTGGTGGTGGAAATTTACAAAAACTTTCCAAGAAAGCAGCAAAAAGAATTGATTATGATGTCGATGGCGACGTAGATTCTCAAGATAAAGTTGAAAAGAGTAAGGGTGAATATGGAGAAGAACTTCCAACTCCATTTGGTAAGTTTAGAACCGGGAATGCTAAAAAAGTAAAAGTCAAAAAAGAAGAATTTTTTGATTGGAGGGAAGAGTTATCAGAAGCATCTGTAAAAAAATATTGCCCCAAGTGTAAAAAAGTTGAAACAAAATCTCAATGTGCTTATGGACCCAAGTATTGGGAAGATAATGCTGAAGAAGTGGAAAGTGGAGATATGTCTGAAGACTGGCAAAAGGTTAATAAATCAGATAAAACTGATGGAATGAGTCCTGCAGCAGTTAAGGCATATCGTCGTGAGAACCCAGGTTCCAAATTAAAGACTGCCGTAACTGGTGATCCAAAACCAGGAAGTAAAGATGCGAAGCGTAGGAAGTCTTTCTGTGCTCGCTCTAAGGGTCAGCAAGACATGCACAACATTGATTGCTCTAAGACCCCAGATAAACCTGTCTGTAAAGCCCGTCGTCGCTGGAAGTGCTGAACCATGAAAAGTTTTCAACAATTTCTCTCAGAAAGCATCACCATCAATGGTGATTTCAATGGAACTCTCAATGTAGGAGGTTCTCAACCAGAACAGGCACAAGAGTCATTTTTTGCCGATGTTGTCTGGGAAGGTAAGTTATACCGTCTTGAAGTAGAAGGTAAAATGCTCTCAAAAAATGAATTGGCAGAGCAAATTCAAGGGGAATATCCCGGAGCAATGGTGCAAAACATCTATCCAGGCCAACAGAACACCTCAAGAATCAAAAACGCACAGCGTTATCAACCTGAAAGACTGACTTGGAGTGATTAATGGCACAGTGGAATAAGAACACACAAGACTTCCTAAACCAAGAGAGAAGTCTCTTTGAGGTTTATAATATTGCTGATCACTGGGGAAACCAGACAGACTGGAGACCTCAGTTTTCTGACAATAATAGACTAAAGGTTGCTCCCTTCCAAACAGTTTTCTTCAATACTTTCCAGTATGGTAAGGAGACTGATGTTTGGGATGAGAGTTTAGTTGGTGTTGCAACTGCTACTCATAATCCCAATTCCAGTAATGTGGTTATGGAAGTTGGTTCTACTGCTGGTAGTAAGGTTGTCAGACAGACTAAACAGGTAATGAGATACATTCCTGGTAGACCAGCAACTCTCGCA